ATGGATTCCAGATTTTCTAAGCCGTGTATTTTAGGATTCCATACTGCTGGTTCCGTTGTTGGATCATATACATCTTATGTGAAAAGTAAAGTTTGTTTAGGTGTTCTCATAACACAAGAAGTGTTACAGCAGAGTTTAGAGGCATTAGATGAGGAAGCCGAATTACATGAAGGTTATTACACCGGAAAATATACAGATGATCAACCTGACGAGCTTTTTGTGGCAGAAAGTTTAGTATATGAGGGGTTCAATGTTATAGGTACAGGCAAACAGCCTAGGCTAAGTACAAGATCCAAATTAGAACATTCTCCAATGTATGGTCAATTGCTTCCCGTTATTACAGCTCCAGCAAAACTTACTTACTTTTATGACAGCGATGACAATAAAGTGAATCCATACGCTATGGCTAGAGCTAAGTATTTGCATGATGAATTATATGTGTCTAATAGTGTATTGGATGAAATTCAGCCTTACGTACAGCAGCTTATTCTTAAATCGAGCGTGCCTTATCCTTGGGAGCCTAGATTATTCACTCTTGTTGAGGCCATAGACGGTATAGACGGGATTGACCACGTTGGTAACGTTAGTCGAACTTCTTCAGCTGGTTATCCTTTTAATCTTGAACCTCACTTCGAGGGTAAGAGAGCTTTTCTAGGTCAAGGAGAGAAGTTTGATTTTAGAGCTCCAAAAGCCGAATTTTTGCTAAAGAAGGTCAATTCTATATTAGAGAACGCTAAGGAAGGTAAGCGTCTTACTCATATATATATGGATTGTCTTAAGGACGCTAGATTACCCATAGAAAAAGTAGCACTAGGTAAAACCAGGCAATTTATGGCCTGCCCTCTTGACTATCTCATAGCGTTTCGTATGTATTTTGGCGATTTTATTAGGCATGTTACTGCGAATCGTATTTCTAACGGTATAGCGGTAGGCATTGATCCTTTTTCTGAGTGGGATTCTTTGGCCGCGCATTTATTAGGTCTTGCGGGAGCCAAATTCACCGCAGGAGATTATAGCGCGTATGACGGTAAAATTAGAGCTCAAGTCCAGCTTAGGTGTTTGTCGGTTATAGAACAATATTACCACAACGCTACGGAAGAAGACAGGCGTGTTAGATATGTTTTGTTTCAAGATGTTGTTAACTCTCTGCATATTAGTGATGGGGTTATTTACGAATTCTGCGGTGGTCAAGCTTCTGGCAATCCGGGCACAGCACCCCTCAATTCAATGGTCAATATGTTCATGACGTTTAGTGCTGGTCGTTTAGGTCTCAGTCTAGACATACCAACCGCTATTATGTTTTCGGGTAGTCGCATTATAACATATGGTGACGATATAGTCATATCTTACTTAGATAGTTTAGAGGAGGCTTTTGGGCAGCGGAATTTAACTAAGAGCCTTCTTGATTTGTTTGATATATCGTATACAGTGGAATCTAAGGATGATAGAGATTTGAACGCCAGAGAGATAACTGAAGTTAGCTTTTTAAAAAGATCATTTAGGTTTGAAAATTGTACTTGGACCGCTCCTTTGGAGCTTGGTGTTGTTATGGAGACCCT